CCCTCCCTCTCCAGCTCCTCGTTCTTGGCCAGCAGGTAACCGATCAGGTCTGCGCTGTGCCAGCGGGTGTGCACGATGACCACCGCATTGCCGGGCTCCTCCCGGGTGCTCAGCACTGAATCCCACCAGCTGTGCACCTGTCGGCGCCAGGCGGCCGATTCCGCCATCTCGCGGGACTTGATCGGGTCATCCACCACGATCAGATCACCGGGGTTGCCGGTGCCGCCGCCGACCCCTGCGGTCCACAGGCCGCCGATACCGCTGGTGCCCCACTTCTTGACGCCACCGGAGGTGGGGGACAGGGCACCACCTGAGGCAGTGAAGTAATCGCGGGCATCCTGGCTGAAGCCCTCAGCCAGGGTGGCGGTGTGGCAGCCGATGCCGGCCGAGCGGTTGGGGTAGCGCCGTAGGAAGTAACCGGGCAGGAAGATCGAGAAGATCGTGGACTTGAAGTGTCGGGGGGGCAGCTCCACCATCAGGCGGCGGATCTCCCCATCAGCCACACGCTGCGCCAAGGCCACTAGGCGGTGGGTGTGGGGCGACCAGGGGAACGAGGGGCAGACCGAGCGGATGTAGTCCTCGAGGGTGCCGGTGTAGGGGGCCTGGGGCTGGTGAGCGTGCTGATCCGCCTGCGCGTCCAGCTGGGCGATGCGTGCGGTGGCGTTAGGGCAGCGTGTCGGCATCACCACCCCCAACCGACTGATCACCAGCCAGCCCACGTGCCTGGATCTGCAGCAGCACGGCACGCTCCTGATCAGGCGGCAGGCCGGCAGCTGCTATGGCGTCAATGACAGATGCGACGGTGCGCTTCTCGACCCTGCGATCAGCAGCGGCGTCGGAAAAGTCGTCGCGGAAGAAGGGGTGATGAGTGAGGAACCACGTGGCTGCCGGGATGCCTCCCTGGCTAGCGGCGTGAACCTTCAGGTTCTGGAGGTAATTTTTTCCGGTGTTGATCCATCCCTCATGGATGGCCTGAACAAATTGCGCCCTTAAATCCGTTTCAGGGCTTGTCTTCCCTTCCTTCATCCAGTCGTAAACAGTTCTCTCCGTTACGCCGATGCCGACCGCAATCTTGCTGATGGTGAGCCCAGCGGTCGCCAGTTCGCCAGCCATTGCAACCATCTCAGGGGTGAGCTTCGACGGGCGACCTGCTGGCATGATCCGCTGCAAAGCGGCGGGATGATACCGCAATTCTAGCGGCAGCGATACGCCACCGCACTGATTGGCTCAGAAGTGCCCTTCAGGATCGAAGGGTTCAGAGTCGCCCAGCAGCAGGAACGACCGCACGGAACCACGGGGCCGGTGGATGATGCCAGCGGCCTGCATGGCGCGAAGGTGATGCTGCACCGGCGAGGGGGAGCTGTAGCCCAGGGCGGCCTGCAGGTCACGGATGGACGGCCCGGTGCCGGTAGCGGCCTGGGCATCGCGGATCAGGTGCAGGATGGTGCGGTGAGTGTCCTTCATGCGGGACGGAAGCAGATGCACTCCAGGGCAAAGGCCAGACCAGGCCCGTCGATGCCCATCGGTTCGGGGAAGGCGAAGCCGCAGCGGTCCTCATCCCAGTGGATGCACCGGCGGCAGGTGCGCTGACCGGTGGCGCCCCAGCGGGGTAGGTCAGGGCGGACGGCCTTGTGAGTGCGCCCGCGCCGGATGTCGAGCACGGTCTGACGGTTGACGCCAAGCCGGCGGGCGACGGCGGCGTGGGTATCGGGGTCGGTGAGGATCTCAGCGACCTGGGGTTCGGTGATGAACATGCTCAGAGGGGGCGAAAGTCGAGGATGCCCATGGGTGCAACGACGGTTTTGCCAGTTGCAACAGCGCGGCGGAGCACCTGGTAGGTGACGCGGTAGTGGCGTGCGGCATGGGCGATGGATGGTGAGCGCCTGCCGTCGTTGAGGCAGACCACGGGCCGTTTGCGGTTGGGGTGGTGGGTGCTGACGCTCAGCACGTCTGCGACCAGCCGGCGATCCTCGAGCAGCTGGAACAGGGCATCGGGATGGGTGCCGAGGAACAGGATGGGGCGCTCAGCGGCGAGGGCGCGGAGGCCATCGCGGTGGATCAACCAGTTGGAGCCCTCGCGGGCGAGGAACTCATGGCAGATCCAGCCGTTGACCACCCAGAGGTAGATGGTCTTGCGATGCCGGCCGATGATCTGCGCGACGGCGGGCACCTGAAGGAAGGCGCCGGTGGGCTTGACCGAGTAGCCGAGCCGCTTCATGTAGTTGCGGACGGCGTTGAGGGTGCGGGTGTGCTCACCGTGCTTGCGGGCCCAGGTGTTGAAGCGGGCGTGCGCCTGGCTGACGGGGTAGTCACCGATCAGCTCAGTGATCTGGTCATGCGCTGCGGTGGACCAGGGGTAGCCCATGAAGGGGTGCGGTTCGGGTCAGGACTGGAACCGCCCGCGAGCAGCAGCAGCAGGCGGGAACGCGGGCGGCACGGGGCCGGGGGAGATGCGCCAGGCGGGCAGGGTGGTCGAGTAGAAGCGACTGCCGGAGCCCTTGTGCTTGTCACCGACCGTGGCGCCACCTGGGGCAAGGGCCTCGATGCGGAAGCCGGGCTCCCAGTGCGGGCCATCACTGATGCCACCCCAGAACCAGACGCAGCAGGGTTGATCGACGGTGAGGTGCGAGGGCGTTGGCAGGGGTTGGGGCCTGACGATGGCGACCTCACGGCCGGGTGAATCAGGGATGCCACCAGCGGCGAGCAGATGGGCCCAGGTCATGCGCCAGCCCCCAGGCGGTCGTAGTGGGCCAGCAGGGCGGGATCTGCGGGGCCCAGGCGCTCAGCGGTGGCCAGCTCCCGCCAGTACCGGGGGCGATCGCCGTCATGGGCAGCGAGGTGGGCGCGGCGAATGGCGCAGGCCCTGGCGTGGTTGGGATCAGGCATCAGGTGGTGGGGTGTGGAGCCAGTCGGGGATCCAGTGCCAGCGGCGATCGGCGTGGGCAAGGAGCCAGCGCCCGAAACGGCGGGCGATGGGCTTGGCGAGGGCCTCGGAGACGGTGATGGCGAGCAGGGCATCGAGGACACCGCGCAGGTCGTCGTGCATCGAGGTGAGGGGGATGCGTCGGCGGGTGCGTGATCGACGGTGGCGACCGCAAAGGGTGGATTGACGAGCAGGTGGCCGGCGGTGACCAGGAACTGACCGGTGCCGGCGGCGGGCTCAATCGCCAGGGCCCGGAGCACCGCAGGGGGTGTGTACCAGCTCATCCGACTACATCCTGCAGCTGGCGGCACACATCGGCCCAGTGCTCCTTGCGGGTGCGGTGATCGACGTAACGGCGGGAGCGCTGCTCGGTGAGCTCCACCAGCAGGTACCGGCCCCAGCGGTTCTCGACGTGATAGACCCCCAGCGCCTCGATGGCTGCCATGCGGCGGGACACCTGGGGCTGGGTGATGTGCCAGAGGTTGCGGAGCAGGGCAACGGGCGCGGAGCCGGGGGCGATGCCCAGCTGCTGGAGGTGGAGCAGGTCGAGGATGGCGCGGTCACGGGCGGCGGTGCCGTCGCGGTGCGCGTGCACGTTGAGCAGGTGCTTCACGGGGCCTCCTGCGGCAGGGGGCTGGGGCCTGCCGGCTGGGCGGCGGCCTGCCGCGCTTGCCAGTCCCCATGCCATTGCACCATCTCCACGGTGGCGCTGGGGCCCCTTTCGCCATCGCGATGCACCCAGGCAAGCCACCGCCCGAAGCTGTCCTGCTTCACGGTGGTGATCACCAGCCGTTGCGCCAGCTCCAGGTAGTTCTTCAGGTGGAGGGTGGCTTCCCTGCCCCCTGGCTGGTGCCGTTCGGGCATGTCGCAACCCATGAGCCGGATGCGCTGGGTGGTGGTGAAGTTGAAGCCCACGTCGAGGGTGGCGATAAAGGTGTCACCGTCGACGACCCTGATCAGGGTGCAGTTCTCGTAGCGGTAGTGGGGCGCGGTCAATCCGCCACCTCCGCAGCAGCCTGCCGATCGAGCCACTGACCAGTCCAGACCCCGCCCTCCAGCCGTGCGGCAGCGCTGAGGCGACGCAGCACGGCGCGAGCGGTGGCGATCGACGCTCCAGGGCCATCAGCTGTGGCCTGGTGGGCGCGGATCAGGTCTGCGACCTCCGACAGTGCGCTCACTGGGCGGGGGATGCGGAGCCCAGGCCGGCGATGCCCTGGGTGGTGCCGGTGCCACCGGTGTTGGCCGGGCCGGCTGCAGTGGTTGTGGTGATGCCGTGAGCAGACCGGGCGCCATAGGGGGCGGCCAGCATCTGGCGTGCGGCGGCTTTGGAGATCCCGAGCTGCCGGGCCAGGCGACCGGCGGGACCGGCCTCGACGGGGGCCGGGGCCATGGCGGCGAACAGGACGGGCAGAAGCAGAGCGGCCTTCATGGTGGGGAACCGTGAGCGATGGAGCAGTCCGCCCTGAGGTTTCCGGGTTGGTGGGGGTCATGCCGTCAGCCCCTGGCGCCGTGGCCGGCATCGGCGGTGCTGGGCAACGAACTGATCAGCCCGCCTTACAACTTCGGTGATCGACATCGGCAGGTTGAGCGGAGTCTCGGTGCCACAGGCTTCGCAGCGCATGACCTGGCGCTGCATGTCCACGACGCAGTGGTCGTTCATGCCGCCTCCTGCCGCAGCACCTGCTCGGCCGCATGGCGGCGGCGCTTCATGCCCGCCAGTGCTACGTGAGCAGAGTTCCCGTACCGGTCCAGGTCGATATCCCAGTCGAGACACTCCGCCATGTCTCCAAAGGAGTAGCAATCCAACAGGGTGTGAGCGACCACGTAGCAGGATCCGCACGTCTTGTGGGTGCTCCACTGGCCATCCCAGAGCCCCCGGCTTTCGTGGTAGCGGCAGCCTGGCGCAATGATGCCCATGCACTCGCCGCAGCGATGGAGCTTGTTAGCCCGTCGCGTGACCTCCTGAAACACGGCCGGGCGCTCGAAGTCGTCGCAAGCGCACATCACGTCACCTCCTGCCGCCTGCGCTGTTTCGGCCGGCGGTGCGTCTCCGGCAGCACCTGACCCTTGATCCGGGCGTAGCGAGCATTCAATGCCGCCCACACCTCGCGGTCCTGGAACTCGAAGTGCACCGTACCCTTCTTGTAAGGGCGGAACAGGAAAAAGCCCCACTCGTACCAGTCGCCTGGCCAGTACTGGTTCTCACGAATCTGCTCCGGTGTGCCTACTTCCTCAAAGGCGCGGCCGGTGATGAAGCAGCAGGCCTTGATCAGGTCGCTGATCTCGTCCCATGACGGCCCGTAGGTCTGCAGCCGCACCTTGCGCGGATCGCTGTAGGCCAGCTCCGCCATGTTCGGGCGGATGAAGCGCTGGTTGAGCATGTAGCCACTGTTGGTGGCCCAGCCCTCCACACCCAAGCGGTTCTCTTTCGTGAATCGGGTCAGGCTGTCGATCGCTTCCTCCACTGCCCGGTCGATCCGCTGATCCTGGGTGCCGGCGACGATCTGCAGCATCCGAAACAGGTTGCGCTCGGTGAACGGGATCTTCGACTGCTCCTCCACGAATCGGTTGATGTCCTTCGCCAGCTGGCTGGTGGCCATCTGCTGGGGCAGGAACTTCTCGAAGACATGCTTCCAGGCGGCCTTCTGCAGGTCCTTGCGAAACCGGTTGCGGGTCACCGCTTCGCCCTCGACCGTCACCTGCAGGCCCAGGTCCTTGCCAAAGAACCCGTCGAGCACGTTGCGGAGCCGCACGCCGGCCGCCACCTGCTCGTCATAGATCCTGCAGGCCTCGACGTAGCGGTTCACGATGTCGCGGCTGCGGCGGTAGGGGATGATCCCCTCGCCCTGTGCCTCGATGTCGTCAGGGCCCAGAAAGAACCCGTCGAACTCATCCGCGCCAGGGCGGCTGCCGGGCTTCGTCAGGCGCAACAGGCCGACGCTCACCTTGGTGGGACGCTCGGCATCGGCGAAGCACTCGCCGAGGTTCTCCTTGCTGCCGTAGGCCTCGATCAGCCGACCGATCTGGCCTTGCTTGGCGGTGCCGCGCCATGGGTCAAGCGTGCGCCAGTTGGCCAACGACACGATCTCGCAGCCTGGCGGGGCCGCCTCCCAGGCGTGGAGGATGTGATCCTCGTCCGCCGAGAACGGCGGGTTCATGGCGATCACGTCCACGTGGCTGATCTGCTCAGCGGTGACGGCCAGCCAGTCGCTGCCGATCAGGCGGCTGTCGGGGATGGCGGCCAGGATCGCCCGCAGCTGCGGTTCCGTCTCGCAGGTCAGCACCTCAGCAGCGCCGCGCTCCAGCGCCGCGCGCACCAGGTTGCCGCTGCCGGCGCTGGGCTCCAGCACCACCCGACCCCGCAGGTCGAGCGGGTCGAGCATCTCGGCCGCCACCTCGGGTGGGGTGGGGTAGTGATCACCGTTGAAGATGCCAGTGGTCATGGCTGCACCTCCAGCAGGTGGCCATCGGTCAGCACCTC